GGCGGCAAATGGTTCGACGGTTATTCTAACCATACTCATGCCTTGTTCGATGATATGCCAAATGGTATACCATATCAATTGTTGTTACTTGTCCTGGATAGATACCCTATCCTCTGTGAAGTGAAAGGCTCTCATGTAAACTTCCGAGCCAAAACTATCTACCTAACCTCTAACGTCCACCCGCGAGAGTGGTACCCCACCGAGGTGGATTGTTCTGCTATGCTCCGCAGAATCAATACTATAATCCAAATGGATTAAGCATCCTCAATGAGCACACGGCTCATAAACGTAACATACTGGGTACATACAACATGGATAAAGCACAAAGGGACCTTGGTACCGTCACCATTACCATCATGGATCTGGAGGTCAACATGCCACAACAACGGAGGGTCTCCTCCAACAGTATTGCCCTGGTACTGAAGATCACTGGAGATATCATGCTTCCTCTCCACAGTCTTGGTCTGCCCATATATGTGCATACTAGCCAATCCGGTATTGCCTCCACGGATAGCCTGAATAAACTTGGTACGCACGTTCGGCTGCTCCATGAGCTGGTCGTACGTGGTGTAAGGCGTAGTACTCTGGGAGTTGCGGATCCGCAAAGCCACTCGAAGTGGAACAGACGTACTGACGTTCTCAATGAAGAACGAGGCACGCGTAGCATGAACCGTATACCGCTTGTAAATAGCCTTGAGTTGGTCAAAGTACATAGCCTGCTTGGAAGACATACTGCCGAGAGGGTCAAACGCCGAGTTACCCTTCAGGGTAAACGAGCGAAGGCCGGCGGTGGTGTTGACATTCAGGAGGAATTCGACACGCAACTGACACCGCAGCTTATCAGGGAACGGAACTTTGCCCAGCGTGACCGACGAGGGGTAGAGGCGCGACGCCTTGCGAAAAGACCGAGTTTTCTTCCTGCCGCGTGTTGAGGCACCACGCTTGCGACCGGAGGAACGACCGGCACGGTAAGACCGCTTAAAGCGGGTTCGTCCACGAGGACGAGAACGGGAATAACTACGTCCATAAGGCATAATGGACCTGGCCTCCTTTGGTCTAAGGACCGCCGGAGGGCGCCGACGCCCGAAGCTGGCAGACGCCGAGTAAACGGTGTCGTCCCGTGCGAAACTAGCACCAGCACTAGCTGTACTACTACCTATAAACTTAGGAGTATACTCTAGAAACGGAATTCTATACCGATAGAATGATCCACCGGGATACTTGCCTACAACCATAGTGTCACGAAGTGAGTGGTAATAATAGGCACTCACAATTGTTCCAGGCGTTTTTTTACTAATTATCTCTGAAGTTGGCACGTCGATATTCGGTTGCCTCGAACCACCGTGCACCATGCCTGACGCGAAGCTACGCAACGCTTCTGAGCTCAAAGGTCGCTTCGCTCCCAACGACTCTTATGGGTTCGGCTTAATTGACACTATTTAAGCCGCGAGAAAAAACCCCGCAACCAAGGATGACCGGGGTTCGAGCTCGCCGCTGGGTGTTTACTATTAATAATTATTCCGAAGAGGAATTGACTTTTATAAAAGAAATCTGTCCGGATAGAGCCAGATATGTCGTCGTCGGAGAGGAACTTGGAGAGAACGGAACGCCTCACCTCCAAGGATATCTTGAGCTGGCTAGCTCGCACCGACGTCAGTCTGTGTTGGAACTGTGCGGTGGCCATTGCTGGTGTGAACCTGCCCGCGGCTCCGCCGAGCAAGCGACGACGTACAGCAAGAAAGATGGCAAGTGGTTTGAGGCCGGTCAAACGTCAACGCAAGGACAACGATCTGATCTGCAACGAATTGCTGACCGAATCAGTGAAGGAGCTACTCTCCGAGAAATCGCCGCCGAGTTCCCCGCCGCCTGGATTCGATACTCGAGAGGAATACGAGACCTTTATTGTATCCTCTCTGACCCACGAGATCGAGAAGAGGAACCGGATGTAACCGTATACTGGGGAAAAACCGGCTCTGGAAAGACCCGCAGAGTCTGGGACAAATGCGGTGATACCTTATGGGTTCACCCGGGCGGCAAATGGTTCGACGGTTATTCTAACCATACTCATGCCTTGTTCGATGATATGCCAAATGGTATACCATATCAATTGTTGTTACTTGTCCTGGATAGATACCCTATCCTCTGTGAAGTGAAAGGCTCTCATGTAAACTTC